CTTTGTCATTCGCGGTAATGTGTTTAACTATATCTAACATGATTTCCTCCTGATTGAAAAAAAGAAGGTGGATTTCTCCACCTATTAAGCTGTAATAATATATTCGTAATTTGCAATTTTAGAGTCAGTATTTCCACCCTTGATTGCAACTGCTCTTAACATTGTAGTTGCAGCAACACTAATTGCTGTACTATAAAGAGTGCCGTTTGTTGCCGTTGGAGTTGTACCATTAGTCGTGTAATGAATAGCTTCTCCTACTCCTGCTGTCAATGTTACTGATTGAGCTACTGCATAAGTTCCAGCTGCTACACTTGCTATTGGAGTTACGCAGATAGGAGTTATACCAGCTTTCCCATCAAGCCATGCAATAGCTGTAGCTTCTGTATCAAATACTTCTTCGTTTTTCCAGTTTCCGTTGATATCTTTCATTATGATTCCTTCAATGACTGGCGTTTTAAAGGCAATGGTTTCACCTTTTGTTTCTGTTTCATCATCTGGTTCCGCAAATTGAACTTTCTTAAACCAAATTGCTCTCCATTTATCAACACCATTCCTTCTTATCCTGCCATAAAAACCATGCCCTACCTGTGGAGACTTATCGCTCTCATTTGCAGTCATTTCACCATTTAAAATGGCATGTCCCAAGAGCACTGACTGAACGTCATGCGGAAATTCATTAATGCCAAGAGTTTCAGTGCCACTGATAAAGCTCTGGTCTAACTCATCAATATCATCATCCGCATATAACGTAACATTATTTTTATTAATCTTAATACTTGCACTTATTGCCTTTGCTATAACAGCTCCTGCCGTATAAACAGGAGAGCCGGTAGCATCGGAATAAAGCGCATAGACCGGATGTTTTAATCCTATTTTTTTCATTTAATTCCTCCTACTCAAATAATATTTTTATTTCTTCATCACATTTTTTCTGCATTTCTTCCAAGGCTTTTTTCTTAGATCTGTTAACTGCAGTCCTTACAAAAGGTCTTTTTTTTCTAACTGATGAACCGCTTTCTATAGCTCTGGCTAAAAGTGGATTCGGTAAGCCTTTAGGATATTTCTTACTTGGATAGCTACCATAACCGTCAAATCCTATTTTCGTATTAACATTTCCAGCATTGTCTATGTCTGGTTTAGTAATTCCAAGACTATCTGATAAATCCTTAAGTTCCCCATACGGAGTAACGTTGAAAATTTCACCATCTTTTAAATGTTTAAGATTATCAATTGGTAGACTTTGTAGTCCTTTTCTTATTTCATCTGCAACTGGCTGAGCTCCGGCCATGACTACATCTTTGGCAATTTCTACCGACATTTTACCAAGCTTAGATAATTGCAACGCTAATTCATCGGTTCCTTTAATTGTCATTTTAGCCATTACAACACCTCGAAAATCCATTCGTAATGAATATAGCCTGTTTCCTCTTCATGCTGAATTGAATTTAAACGCCAAGCAATCTCAACTGAATTAAGTTTATCCTGGATCAATTCGAAATTAGAATCAAATTCGGTTTTTGTAAAATAATCAATGGTACCTTGTATCACCTGATCCGTCTTTGTGTCATCTGCATTGCTCGAATCAGCTTCACCATCCTCTGCCCAAACAATATACTTGTCAGGCTTTTTAAACGCCTTATAATGAAATGTATCAGGAAGAACTGTCTTTAACAAATTTCCTAAATCAGCTAAATGCATATTCCGCCTCCAATCTTTCTAAAGACAAATCCATAACTGGAGGATCTACATCTTGCGGGCATTGAATTTGTATAATTTTATATTGCTTGCCGTCGTTGGGGATGGCCACGTCTTGAGTAGATACAGAGTTAATCCTTGGTACTCTCAATATTTGTTCAATTTTAACCTGGTTCTGCATGGCTGTATAAAACCTGCTCATTCCGACAGTTCTTTCTTCATAATGCAAGGCACTAGCCTTTATTTTCAGACCTTCCTTTGGTAGTTTACCCGACTCAGCTATATTTTCTACAGAATAAATATTAACTACACCATCATTAAACGATTGTGTCAGGGTTGGCAATTTCATAAGCTTCAACCTCCTTAGAAATCTGCAAGGAATTCAATTCATGCGAATAGTTCTTTTGGAACATTTCTAAAGCATTAGAGCGAACATACCTGCAGTAATCCAATAACAGTTCTTTTGGCTTATCGTTTGTCGTATAAACCATTTCAGATCCTGCAATTCTATCTATATATTTGATTCCTCTTTCAATCATCCCGGATACTTTTAAATCCGTAGGTATATCTGTCCATGTTATATCAAGATAATTTTTAACATCATTTAGCAGTCCTTCTGGTAATGTCATTTAATCACCTACTTTAAAGGGAGTTGAGAAGTGAATCTCAGCTCCCTTATTTTTATTCATATTAAGACTTAGTTACTACTACTGTATAAGTTTCAGTTTCTGTTCCGCTTGTCACATCAATTGTTACTGTGTTAGCGCCCGCAGTCCATGTAGCAGCCGCTCCGTTTGCAACAGTAGTTACACCGTTTTTAATTGCTATAGTAGCTTCTCCGTCCATTGATAATGCTGTAAGTGCATTAGTCGCATCAGTAGTTGTTGCCGTGTATACAAATACAGATTTGTTAAATGCAGGAGATAAAGTTGTTAGTGCACCAATCTTAAAGCTTGCTAATCTTGCATCATAGATTGGATAAATTGGTAATGGATCACCTTCTGTATTTGTAACAAACACCTGATGAGCTGCAGGCTTTAATCCGCTAATATCAACATAAATAAATGCGCCGTTGTCCAATGGTTCACCATGGCCATACAACTTAACAAGATAAGTTCTTTCATCTTCAAGAAATTTATATTCATCTGAGTATTCAATCTTTCCTGTTTTAGCTGTACCAATGCCCATGAAATATCTTTTTCCAAGTCCGATTATTGCTTTTCCGGCAGTCAATTGTGTTGATTGTACGACTTTTGTAGGAAATGGAAATACATTATTTACATAAGTACCGTCTGCGCTTCTTACAGTTGTTGCAGGCATAACCTTTGTTAAATAATCGGTAGGGTTTACGACCATAAGCACTTCATTAACTATTCTTGCTTTTCCTTTTGCGTCAACTGCCATACCGCCTATTAATATTCCATAACTAACAGGATCTAAGCTTGTAACTGGAACTGTAGCTTTTAATGGATATACTCCATCTGTTACAACGACGCCAGTACCCACTTGTCTATTCATACCGATAGGCATATCTTTACCTGTTCCATTTACTATAGCTTCTTCTAATCCAAATGCTAGAGCTTCAGCTAATATACTTCTAACATATCTATCCATCCATACTGGACCTAAGTCTAGCATAGATTTTGCAACTGGAAGGAATGCTGATAATTTATGTAAGCTCATGTTGATTTTCTTAAATCCGCTAGTAAGTTCTTTTACAATAGTCGATGTTAAAGTTCCCCAAGTTGCTAATTCAGCGCCATTTGTATTTACGATAAATTCAATTAATCCACTAGTATTCTGAAAATTAATTACATCTAATAAAGGATGAGTAGTTGTTAAATCTTCAAATACTGCGTCGATTGTTGTTATAGGTAATACAACATCTAACTCTGTAAGAGCTTGTTGAGGATTAGAAGATCTCATTGCTTCAATAACTTTTTGATAATAGTCATTTTCTTGAGATGTTAATTGTCTAACTCCTCTGCCAACCAAAACATTAGTATCAGCTGCTTGTACTAATCCTCTTGCTTCTTCCATGACTGCTTCCTGGTTAATTTCTGATAGCTCATTCCATGCTTGAGCCATTGCTTCCATATTGTCATCTTTCTGTGCTTGTGCTATTTTATTTAGAGCATCAGTTTTTCTTTGTTGCAATAAGTCTTTGTTCTTCATTGCAAAATGTTGTATTTGTAATTTTAATATACCGTTTTTCATATTGTTATTTCTCCTCTTCTATTTTTATTTGATTTAAAAATCTGTTTACCATACTTTCTTTCGGTGTTTCTATTACGGACGTTGGCTCTGGTGTTTTTAGAATCGGCTCAATAACTAATTCTTTAAATTGAGCTGTCAAGGCTTTGCTGTAACTTAACTGTTGCTCTAATGTTTTATTCATTTTTTGCAACATTTGATTTGCTTCATTCAAATCAACTTCTTGCCCTAATACCTCATCACAAAAACCATACTCAAAACATTGTTGAGCTGTAAGCCATGTCTCAGCTTCTAGCAATTCAATTAATTTTTTCTCTGTAATTTTGCCATTAGACTTTGCTAAATAAGCTTGCCTATTACCTTCCATTATTACGTCTAAATCATCTGCAGCCTTTCTTAATTGTTTAGAGTTTCCCCAAGCGCCATTTAAAGCGTTGTGAATAAACATCATTGTATTACGTGGCATTACAACTTTATCCCCTGCCATTGCAATTGTTGCAGCAACACTGCATGCAAAGCCATCTACATGTACAACTTTTTGTGCTAGATGCCTTTTTAATTGAGTATAAATAGCAGTTCCCTCAAATACGCTACCACCGTAGCTATTAATATAAATATTAATTAGTGTTGCATTAGGATATTTAGCTAATTCCTCTCTGAAATGATTTGCCGATGTCTCGCTTACAATATCTACACCATTCCACCAATCATAACTATCACCCTCTACATCACCATAGATATACATTTCTAATGTATTAGGCTCTACCGCTTGCTTTAATTCCCATATTTTCTTTGACATCTACTCACCTCCCTCTTTTTTATTAGCTTCTGTCTGTCCATTTGTATCATCTTCTCCGTTTAATGCTGTGAGCAAATCTTCAACGCTGGAATAGTTCTTTGTTATCCAGTGCTGCCATGCCCAAGGTTTGTCAATTACCTGGTCTCCTACAAGTTTTCTGATGTCATTGATACAGAATGCTCCACTTCCTATCAGTTTATCAATTGCTGTAGAAACACTTAAAAGGTCTATATGTTTAATAGCCTTAGTATCAATTTCCAAATATGTGCCCTGACTAAATCCAGAATAACCTGAACGCTTGCGAACAATTTCTTCTTGAAGCATGTCTGTTAATGGATCAACGCAAAATGTCAGGAGATTATTTACGACAGAATCGCCCAGGCTTGCAGTATCACCTTTGAGCATTACTGGCGGTATACCAAATCCCCTGGCGGTGAAATCATAAATATCATCAACCATTGCCTTAATATCCCTGGTGCCCTCATTACTGTAAGTTTTAGAGCCAATATCTGTGTATTTGTATCCATCAAATAACGGCAATACTGCATTATCAGCTTCAAAGAATTTTTTGAATCGCTCGTTCATGAGCTTTTCATATGTATCTTTGAAATTTACTTTACCTTCAGCAATACCATTTACATCTAATATTCCTTTACTGCCTCTTGATTTGCTATAACTGTTTTGTGCATAGCTGATGAGCTTGCCATAACTTTCATACATTCCATTGATTAGCTTTCTAATGTCTTTATTGTTAAGCTTAAAATACATTACTTCGCTCATCGAGAATGTTTTATTAAAAGTAAGATCTTCAACAGTCACACCAGTAAATTGACAATCAAAAAGCGCATAATCTTTTTTTGAAAAACTATCCGCCACTAAAAGCTGCCCATTAGATTCAATTATCAAGCACTCGTTATATTCGTAGAGCTTTGAAATCCATTCATGAATAAACTCGCTTGAATTTTGATTTTTATTTGGTTCAACATTCCATAAATAATATTCCTGTTTTTTTACCTCCTCGTTTTTAAAGTAAGTTTTGAACTCACATTTACTTACTGAGTTCGCGACCAGGTTAACCGCCGTCTGAAATGCTAAATTTCTAATAACAAGCTCTGCCTGAATATTGAAAAACTCTTCCACTTCAACTGCTGTTGGAGTTGGATCACCAGCTAACCTATTTATT